CGGAACTATAAAACCTTCTAATGCCGTTACGCAGATTATCGGTAAAGGCGTTGCTGGGCCTGTTGCTGACGTAGCAGGCGCTCTTATGTCTTCTGGGATGAGGAAAGTAGGGGACTTTGCGGTTAGGGTAGCTCCTGGCGCTTCCGCCTACTTGGCTGACGGATTGAAATGGCTGGAAGAGTCTGTCCCTGCGCAAGAGGCTTTGCTGTATGCCCGTAATGGCGCTGAAGCCTACGCGGGGTGGAAGCAGAACAATCCACAAGACGCCAGGACGCTAGAGTCGATTGTAAACATAGGCGCTGTGCTTAACCCCGGCAAACCGAGCACCACTACGTTCGCAGGCAGGGCAGCAGCGGTGTTGGAGAAGTCTGCCGTGGAAGGCAGGAAGGAGTTTGTCACTAAGTTGGTGCTCCCTGTGCGCACTAAGAAGGTGCGTATGGACGAAGTTGGGAGGACTACGCAGCAGGGGGTGTTTCTCCGTAACGTACCTACCCCATCAGGGATGGAGAAGGACGCCATTGACGAAGTCTCTAAGCTGACAGGGGTCACAGGCAGTCGTAGTGCTCAGTACAACTACAACGTGATAAGAGAAGCTAACATCAAGAAGGCTGAAGACTTGATGAAGGCATTGGATGCAGCAAACATCCCGGTTGATCCCGCCTTGCTGGCGCAACGCATGGACGCGGACATACAGAACCTAATAAGCAACTCTGCTGTTATTACAGGAAACGTGGCAGTGGTCGCCAATAAGGTAAAGGGCTACGCTTCTTCCTTATTTGCCTCAAGCAACGGGACTGCTGCTGACCTGCTCAGAACACGGCAACAATTTGACAAGTGGGTCAAGCTACAGAAAGGGGACGCTGCTTTCGATGAGGAGCGCCTTAATGCGTTGAACCTGTCAGTACGTCAAGTGCGTAGTACATTGAACGATTACCTCGACAGTGTAGCGCCTAACCAGTCGGTGAAAGAGAGCCTCCGCTCACAGCATCGTTTGTACTACGCAATGGATAACGTACAGGAGAAGGCAGCAGAAGAAGCAGCTACGGTGGTTGGTAGGCTCTATCAGAACATCCATAAGGCTACAGGCGGCAGCTTACCCACTACGCCCCTGGCCCTGGCAGCTACGGGCGCTGTAGGCCTAGGTGCCATACAAGCAGGGTGGTTGCCTTACGCGGTAGCGCCTCTCATGTACGTACCCATCGGCATGGCAGCTTATAAGGGCGCTACTTCTCCAATGATGAGGCAGCAGCTTGCCACGCTGTTCAAAGGTATTGATACCGCTATGAAGAAGGCAGGAACGCCTCAGTTAAAGGTAGAGCTTGCCAAGGATAGGCTGGCTCTCATGGAGATACTGAAAGACCTACCGGCAGAGAAGCCAGAAGAAGAACAAAAGTAACAGGCAAAAGAAAGCCCCATAGAGACCACACTCTACAGGGCTTAAGAGTAAACCAAATCAGTTTAAAACGCGATTTTAAACCATTTCAGTTTAACGTGTCGGCCCACTTCGGTGGGCTTCTTTTTGTCTGCTTGTTCGATGGTTGCCTGTCTTTCCAGGCTGTCAGCTGGTTATGCAGCGTTATCACGGTAGTCCCATACGTCTATGGGGTTCACGGGTAAGTTCCCGTTCCAGCGGTGCGCCACAGCTGTAGGCGTAGTCCGTGTGTTCTACTTGCTCGGTACTTGTTCATACTCAGTGAACACTAGGTATTACTGAACACTCTTTACCTACGTCCGTGGTTAGGATGGTAGCCTAGTCTGTTATCCGCTGACTTCCTCGCACACACTGCCTCAAAGAAGTCGTCGAAGTAGCCTAAGTGCTTACTCAGGTACGCATCATACACGGAAGCTTGCCATTTGCGTGCCGTTCGATGCCAACACACCCCCGTTACCCCTGAAATGTTCCGCCGCGATCTCTTGGCATTCCGCATGTTGACAGCAGCACTTGTCAGTCTTAAATTCGCAAGCCTGTTGTCCTTAGTGTCTCCGTTTATATGATCGACCTGCATTTTGTTGACGGACTGCCCTGATAGCACTAAAGCTATTCGGTGTGCTGCCAGCGTCCTCCCCTGACAGTGACTAAACCGCAGATATCCCTGCTTATCAGCCCACCCACGACTGTTCCTCGCCTCAAACAACCTAGCGCGGACCCTCTCAACCACTCCTGTCTCAGGATCATAAGTGAAGGCAGCTTGTATGTACTCTATGTCCTCCTCTGTCAGCGTATTTTCCATCACAGTTCTCCGATGAGTTTCTCAAGATACCACTGCGCTTTCTCCAAGTCCTGCTTCGGCTTCCCTTTGTAGCTGTAGCGCCACAGGTACTTCAGTGCATTCCCCTTCAGATAGCCTTTGAACTCTTCCGGTGACATCGAAGCCTTGATGGCTTCTATACACTCAATGCTGCCGGAGTTATAGTGCTCTGGGCGATTCACTTCGTCTTGTGCAGGGACGCGCCTGTCGCGTAAAGTCTCAGCGTACTTGGCGACATCTAAGCGTTCCTTTATCAACGTCTCCCACTCTTTAGCTGTTCCTGGCATATAAACCTCGCTAGTTATGGCTTACCGAACACAATCAACAACGCACCTACAAAAGCTGCCATTGACACAAAAGCAATGACAGCGCCTCCCACAACATAGCCGACCACTCCGCATAGTATCCAAGCCCCTAGCGGACGGCCATTCTGCTCAACGAAGAGCTTAATCGACGCCATATAGTCTCCTTTGCTCAGGTCAATCATCAATAAGTGTCTTGAATACCATGACTAACAGCACTCCCGGCCAGAGAAGGCCCAACATAAGCGCCCCCCCTTTATCACACGGCCTGTTGGACGCCGCACACGCAACGCCAAAGCAAACTCCTACAAAGGCGTAAGCAGCAACAGCAGGTAAGAAACTAACCATACTTCCTCCTCAGATATGACATGCTGATAGGCATTTCGTCAAAGGCACCGTTGCGTACATCGTTCAACATCCACACACCGCGCCAGCTGTCGTTGCCTTGCTTGCCGAGATAGTCTTCATCGTGTTGGTAGAAGATACCACCAAAGATGCCTGTCATGCTGGTGCCGTCTGCTCTCTTGCCGTAGGCAATATCCCTGTCCTGCACATGGCCCTGCACGCAGCTCATGTGGTGCTTTGTCAGTAGCGCCCTAGCACTCGTTACCGGCCTCTGCATTGCGCCAGAGGGGAAGTAGTGACTGAACGCTACGCCTTCGATTACTACCACTTCAAGGAAGTCATACACCTCAAAGCCCCACTGCTCAAGCCCAAAGTCACGGTATCCCATCACGCCTTCCAGCTTTGGATCATCGTCTATGGCACGATTGATCCTCTGCTCATGGTTGCCCATCGTGAATACCAGCCGAGGCTTCCAGAGCTTCTCCTTGTTACGTCTGAGGCGCTCCTGCTCTTCAATGATAGGTGCCATGAACAGCGCCATAGCTTCCCTTCCTGCGTTGATGTCCTTGACGTACCTGCGGCCTTCAAACGACTTCTTACCTTTGTCGTAACTGCTGAGACTGGGCATGTCCCAATGATCGCCTATGAACACTACTACGTCTGGCTTCCTGTCTACTGCGTAACGCCCTGCCCACAGTAAGTGGTCGATAGGCGCATCTGGCTTTACCTGGGTGTCAGGGACAACAAATATACGCATAGTGTATCCTCGCTATAGGTATCGCTTGGGGATGCTAGTAGGCGTGTAGTGCTCAAAGCCGTTCTTGTCTGCCCACTGCCCCATCGTCTGCCTAGTGCCGTCTTCCCGCCGCTTGGATGCTGGCATTGGTGTTGCTGGGTTCTGGAAGATGAACACAAGGCGCTCACTGTCGTTAAGCCCTGCCAATACGTCTACATACTTCCTTGCTTCCTGCCTTTCCCTGAAGCGCCCCTTCGCCTCAAAGTAGTAATCGATGCCGTCTATGTTCTTATGGAAGTCTGGGAAGTAAGTCTTCTTCTGTACATAGGGGACACCTCTGGGGTGGAACTCTGCCTTCCTCAGTGGGCCTGTTGCCAGATCGTACTCAAACCAGCTGTCGTAGCCTGCTGGCGGCTTCTTGTTCTTCCTGCTCGGCATCTTCTTCATGGTGTCGGCGGCTCCCATATCTGATCCTTCTGACGGCGCAGCCACAACAGCCTTGCATTCTCTACCGCACGCTCTTCAGACTTCAACAGCTCTACACACTTAGCAAACATCTCAAGCTCCGTAGTGGCCTCACTGAGCGCCTTACGCGCCTTGGCTGGCCCTATGCCGTAGACACCTTCTACGTTGTCTATGCGGTCGCCTGTGAGTATCTGGCAATAGAAGTTCAGGATGGCCTCTTTAGTCGTAATGAAGTATCTCTCATTCTTGACAAAGTTGAAGTGCCATCCCGGAACTTGGTCGAAATCCTTATCTATGGAACAGATGATAGCGCCATGCCCTCTTGCTGTGGCTTCTATGGCGATTCTATCGTCTGCTTCTTCTCCATCAGATAAGTCGGAAGGGTGAGCAGTCAGTAAATGAGCGCGAATGTCGTCAAGATACTGAGGCTTCTCAGCCTTCCTATTGCCTTTGTACTCTCTGGTGACGGCTATGTTCTTCCTGAAGTTGGTAGAACCAGAGAGGAATACAGTGTAGTCTTGTACTACCGGGTCAGCTCTTTTTATGATGTTGTCTATGTACCCGTCTGCTACGCTTTTGCAATCCTCTACTGTCTCTACTTCACGGCTGAAGGCTACCCTGTAACAGATTATGTCGCCGTCAATGAGCAACACGGCTACAGATCGCCATCACCAGAAGCGGCCGGGACGTACTCCAACAGGTCAGTGATGGTGAGCTTCAAGATCGTAGGCGAGCGGTCTGGCGCACCCGGTGGCTTACGCTTTGGTATGTAGTACGTCAGCAGTACGTCTGCCTTGGTGCCGTTGCCGACTGTGGCCTTGACTGGGTTGCCGCCTTTGTCCAAGGGGACGATAGGGAACAGCGACTTAGGAGTCAGGAAGGCTCCCTTCTCAGGACGGTCAGCGCGGGTCTTGATTGCCAAGCCCAGCCCCTGCACCTTCTCGCAGTCGTCAGGGGACAAGTTGGTAAGGTCTACCTGATACTTGTCTGACATGCTGTTCTTGCTGTCCAGTGCTGCCCACATCAGGGTAACGTCTTTCAGTAATACTTTTGGCGTAGTGCTCATGTTAGTTTCTCGTTAGTTTATGTTAGTTGCATTACTGCTCTTTACTACTGGGTCAAAACAACTTGGTTTCTCTGTGTACATTGCTATTGGGAAATCTTCAGACCCCCACCACTTCGTACCATCAACGATCACTTCAGGTTTGAGCGCCCTTTCGCAGGTATCGCCTTTGGTGCAGGCTTTCCAGTAAGGACAGAAGGTCTTGTCTCTAAAGCAAATCATATCAGTGCGTCTCCGCCCAGGTTAATCCAGCTTTGTACTCACCAGCAAGAGGACAACGCATCTTGAAATGCTCTCCTGCCTTCCGTATTGCCTCGGTGCCTAGCTTACCGACTATTTCAGCCTTGTCAACGTCTGTTTCAATCTGCCATTCATCATGCACGTTGAGAACAAACGCTGAGTCAATTCCGGCTGCTCTCAAGTCCTTGTAGAATATCACAAGGGCTTTCTTCATTACAATAGCACCAGCGCCTTGCAGTAGAGTGTTCAACGCTGCGTGTGCACTGCGTACCCATAAGCGCCTACCGTCAAGCCCAGGAAGATAACCACGCTGCGCCAGAGCGTCTACCTTGGCCTTCAGTGTCCGCAGTGCTGGTGTAGCGTCCATGAACTTGTCAATCATGTTCACGCCTGCTTTGTAGCTACAAACACCTGCGATACTGCCTATCTTGGCTGGCCCGGCTCCGTACAGGAAGGCGTAAATAAATGTCTTCGCTGCATCCCTGCTCGGCAACCCTGCTGCCTTCTGATTCATCGTGTGTACGTCTGTCCCGTCTTTACTGCTGCCGGACACCACTGCCTTGACGTAGGCGGCATCCTGCATGTAGTGCGCCAGCATACGCAACTCCAACCCACTGGCGTCAATGCCTACCAGCGTCTTCCCCGGTGTAGCGCCGAACAAGCCCCGGCACTCCTTGCCCATTGGTGATCCTACCTTGGGCACCTGTGCCAAATTAGGGCTTGAGTGTGTCATGCGCCCCGTAGC